ATACTATGAGCACAAAGGCTGCAGAAATTACAAAGATTGCTGTTAATTGTTTCTTAACTACTAAGATCAGTTATGCAAATATGCTTGGTGAAGTTCTTTCATTATCAGGATTAGATGATGAAATTAAAACTGTATTAAGTGCGATAGGATCTGATAGTCGAGTAGGCACAAAGTATCTTAACTTTGGTTTTGGATTTGGTGGGCCTTGTTTTCCAAGAGACAATCGAGCATTTGCTGCACATGCACAAAGCGTGGGGGTAAAACATAATATTGGTTATACAACTGACGCATTTAATGAAGAACATGCTCAGTTTATCAAAGAGTTTTTCATACGTAAGAACGAAAATCGATTACCCTTTGCATTCAAATATTTGACATACAAACCGGGTATCGATATACTTACAGAGAGTCAACAATATCGTTTATGCCTTGATCTTTTGAATGAAGGATACAAAGTATATTGTATGGACGATGCGATCATTCATTTATGTGATGATCGAATTATATTTGAAGACCCTAAAGAGGATGTCTATTGGATCAATCTGTAACTGATAAGAATAAGTCTGCTTATAAGTTAAAAAACTTTGGGCCTGTATATTGTATTAATCTTGATGGGCAACCAGATAGATGGCAATTTATGGAGTCACAATTTAAGTTTTGGGAGATCGATAATTATACTCGTATCTCTGCTTATGATGGACGTGAAGATGACTTAAGTGATATTATCAAGGGTAAATATCCTGAGAATATGTCATCTGGTGAGGTAGGATGCACAACATCACACCTGAGAGCGATGAAGCACTATCTAGAAACAAGTGATTCACCATATGCTATTATGATGGAAGATGATTGTAGTTTAGATCTTGTTAAGTTTTGGAATTTTAAATGGAGTGATATCTACGCACACTTCCCTTATGATTATGATGTAGTTCAACTTGCTATTATATGCACTGGTGATATACATGTAAGATTGCATAAGAGATTTGTTAATGACTTCTCTACTGCATGCTACGTAATCAGTCGCTATCATGCAGAAAAGTTGGTTCGTTTACATTGTCGTGGTGATAAGTATAAACTTGATCAAGGTGTGAAGCCACGTCCTGTTGCAGATGATTTAATTTACAACTCAGGAAATGCATTTGCAATTCCACTTTTGGTTTACAAGTTTGAATTAGGATCAAGCATACATCCAGTTCATGTGGATGTATATCATAAAAATAATTATGAAGCACAAGTTAATTTTTGGACACAAAATGGTGCAAATATTGACATTGCTGACTATATGAACTATGATCCATACCTTGGTCGTGTTACAGAAAGTAGTGCGGGTAAGTGACAGACACATAAGTGGTTGTCATACGTTGACACCGTTTAGATAATCTGGTATTATAAATAAATCAACTGTCACATGTGACAGTTCTAGTCAAAGGACTCGAAAGATCGTAACCCTGTGGCGAATGTTAAACTATCCTGTCGGGGATAGAATCATCCGCAGGGAAAACTCTGCGAGACACTATAAAAAACAATGTCTATTAAATCAATTGCAGCTCTTGCTGTATCTCCATTCCTTTTCGCAGGTGCTGCTTTTGCTGGCCCATATGTTAATATTGAATCAAATTCAAGTTTTACTGGATCTGACTACACAAGCACAGCAACAGACCTAGCAATCGGATACGAAGGTGCTAACTGGTGGGTTCAAGGTGGCCCTGTAGTTACATCACCTGACAATGGTAATTCTTCAACAGACCTTCTTGTTAAAGCAGGTGGTAACGTTGCTCTTAACGATGTAGTTGGTGCATACGGTGAAGTATCATACCAAACAGCAGACAATGCTGATTCAGCATACGGTGTAAAACTAGGAGCAAGATATAGTTTCTAAATAAGCATGAGACCTTTCGTGCGGTCTCTGCAAAACGGAACACCCATGACCTCTACATAACGTAGGGGTCTTTTTTATATGAAAAAAATCATCCAAGTTATTACACATCCTGTCACTTATACTAACTTATTAATAGTTGGAACATTATTGATGATAGAATTATTTCATACACAAGCACATTACAGAATGAATGTAGATGTGCATGGGTATTGTAAACAATATGAAACTAATCAGCCCACAGAGGTTGAAGATTATGAGGAAGATTGGTAATATTTTTGTAATATAAGTTAATCTAATGGGGGTCATAAGACCTCCTTTTCTATGTTCGGGATCCCGAATGTAAAGAATCTTGTCAAAACTTAACATTTGCTATATAATATTGTTACATAAATTTACAAAGTCCAAATGACAACAATTACTGAAAGTGGTGGTCGCCAAAATATGTATCCTACAGATACTCGTCCATATATTGATGAGTCAATCTCATATGAGGGTTATCCACAGAATGCAGAAAAAGTAAATGGTCGTTGGGCTATGATCGGTTTCGTGGCATTAATTGGTGCATACGTAACTACTGGTCAAATCATCCCCGGAGTTTTTTAATGAACTACTGGAAGAACGCAGAGTTGATCAATGGTCGTCTCGCAATGCTCGGTTTAGTAATCGGCACAATCAACTACGGTCTATTCGGATGGATAGCACCCGGTTTCTTTTAAAGAATGAAATTCAATTCACAATTCACAATTAATCACAAAGAGGAAAAACTCATGACTCCAGAAGCAGAAAGATTTAACGGTTGGGCAGCAATGCTTGGTTTCGTAGCAGCAGTCGGTGCATACGCAACAACAGGAAACATCATCCCCGGTATATTCTAATGACAAATAAAACAGAAGTAAAGACAATTGAAAAGCAAAAAGTATTTGCAGAGAAACTTAATGGTAGATTCGCAATGCTTGGAATCATCGCAGGTTTAGGTGCTTACCTAACAACAGGTCAAATCATTCCGGGTTTCGTATAATGAATAATAAAGACATCTTCGAGAGAGCAATCGGTAGACCAGCAATGTTTGCATTCGTTCTATTCGGTGGTATCTACTTAGCAACAGGTCAACTAATACCGGGAATTGTATAATGAACTCAGTAAAGAGACAACCAGTTCCATTTAAAGTTGTGCCATACATCTTTATGTTGGCAGTGATTGCAAGCACCACTACTAATGTATTCGTATGATCGCTGAAGCAACAAACATCTCACCTTTCACGGCAATACTATGGTGTTTTTATCCATTAGCATTCCTTGTAGGGTTAGAGTTGTTTTTAAGAGTAGATGATGATGACGATGACGATCCAGAAGGTGGAGTAATGACACCAGTATACCAAGGAGCATAAACATGATTTATCAAATCTTATTTGCATGTGCAGTATCATTCACTGCAATCAACGGACTACCGTTCGTATTTTCATAAACAAAAGCTGAGGAGCACAAGCACAAATGACTCAATTTTTACTAAAGAACGCAGGATTTATGCCTGTATTTGAATTTTTATTTTTCCTGACTGTAGGAATTACAGCAGGATCAGCAGGACTTATTTGATGAGCGATTTAATGTCACAATCTTATCACGACGTGATGGAAGCATATAAGAGACCAATGAACATAAGGTTTCTTCCTAGGCTGGTCTCATGGATATTAGTATTTGGATTACTATTTGGTGTAACCCAAACAGCATATGCATTTGAGAAAGAACCTGTTATCTGGGTTCAAGTTCCACAGTGGACAGATGACTGGGCAGTATGTGCAGTAGATATTCCAGATTCAGCATGCCATTGGTATGTTGCAGAAGCAGACAATACATTTGGAGAAGGGTTCGACTGGGAGAATGCTCCTTGGTTTGATGCAAATGGTTTAAATGACGTAGCACCAATACAAAAACTAACAGTTGCACAAAGATTGCAAGAGGTAGGATGAATTACTTATCTGCTTACCATATATTACAAATGTTTCTTATGATATTCTCAGGAACAGTTATAGTGGGTGGTCTAATAGTTGTTATGATGGAACCTATGATAGATGAATAAATATATCGCAAACGTAAATTAAACATGCAGAAAATTATCAATGGATGTGCTATCTTTAGTGGCATTGTATCTCTCACCGTTGTTGGTCTTGGCGGTTATCTATATCTCAATAAGGATTCTATTATTGATAAAGTTAAAACCGAGGCACTAAAATCAGTAACAGGTGGTTTAGGAGGAGCATTACCAAATCCTTCATCAGTAGATTCACCATCGCCATCACTACCATCACCTTTTTAGAAAGGGATTAATATACTAAATAATACCGCTAATGCGGTATTTTTTTATGGCAGAAGAAAAAAAAGAAATTAAAACAGAAGAACCAAAGAAGAAAGGTTTCTTTGGTAAATTAAAAGAGGCATCTGAAGATAAAGAGGAACAGATGATGATCCTCTCCACCTTTGTCCGTCTTGGAATTTTGATTTGGAGTGGAGGAATATT